AGAGTATGTGATAACTACTTCTGCCAATGGAATTGTAACGTCCCATTTTAGTTCATTTCACGAAATAATTTAACATCCGAGGTGTAAACCTCGCCTCAGACCGGCAACCGCAAATCTTGAAAGTGGTAGACCTTGACATTTGCAATGGTCCGGTAGGCAGGAGCACGGTAGGGTGAGTATTAATAATCAATGTTTAATTAATCAACTCCGCTGTTAAAGGACAGTGTCCGGTGAGAGACCGGTTATTTTGTTTCTATTTATTATTTCAAACAACATCCCGGTGTACTTTGATAGGTTATCCGGGAACAATTACCGCCAGGAGGCAGGCAACAGGGCGCATAGCTTAATGGTAAAGCGTCCCCTACCGGGGAAGAAAGGGGTTCGATTCCCTAGCGCCCACACATTAAACATTTATAATATGGAAAGATCAGAATCGATAAAAGAGATTGCCAATGCTCTCTGCAAATTCCAGCAAGAGGTTGGGAAGGTGAAAAAAGACAGCAAAAATCCCTACTTTAAAAGTAAATATGCCTCACTGGCAGATATACTGGATGTGATACAAAAACCATTGTCAGAATGCGGGCTTTCTATTATGCAGATGCCTAAAGGAGAGAATGAGTTAGAAACAATACTTATGCACAACTCCGGTGAATGGATTTTATCGTCATACGCTATGCGTCCTGTAAAGAATGATCCTCAAAGCATAGGATCTTGTATTACTTACCAGCGTAGATATGCTATCGGCTCTATTTTAAACCTAAATATAGACGATGATGATGATGCAAACAAAGCATCTAACTTGCAAGCAAATACGGCGGATACACCAAAGACTAATCTGGACGCACGTAAGATTTTCCGACCGGACTTTCTGAACAATGATGAGTCCATGAACAAATTGTATGCCTTTATAGAAGAAAAGGAGAAGGATGCAAAACAGAAAAAGCAAAACTTCTCCGTATCTCGGTTAATGGAAAGCCTTTACAAGATAGGGGCAGTTGAATTACAAACAGTAATAGATATGTATCTACAATATAAAAAATCGAAATATGGAGAATAGTATTAAGAAGATAGGGATATTCCCTGTCACCAAGCAAAGTCAACAAGAACTTGCAAATTCGATCATCATACCTGTTCTTGATGGCGATGTAAACCCGATAGAACATGTGGCTAAGATAAAAGGGTTATATGACACATTGAAGAAAGTATTGGATGACGATAGAATAAAAGATTCCGTTATTACTGAGACAGAGAAATACGGCAAGTCTACTTCATGGAACGGATGCGAGATAACATTAAAAGAGATGGGAGTTTCATATGACTACAGCGTTTGCAATGATCCTGTATACAACGCATATTTGGCAAGTTTGAAAGAACTACAAGCAAAGATGAAAGAGCGAGAAGGATTCTTGAAATCGGTTCCCGATAATACAACTATTGTAGACGATAACACTGGGGAGATCATAACACTGCACCCTGCGGTTAAAATGGCAAAACAAAGTTACACAATTAAATTCAAATAAAAATGGCAAATACAATTACTGGCAAAATTTCCTACATAGGACCTATTCAGGAAATTCCTTCCAAAAACGGCGGTAATCCTTTTGTGAAAAGAGAAGTAGTTATTGATTCTACGCGGTTCGATCCATACACTGGAGAACGTGATAAATTCGAAAATTTTCCAATGTTTGAATTTTCGGGAGACAGATGTGCTGAGCTTAACAATTTCCAAATAAATGACATTGTTACTGTTTCTTTCGAAATACAAGGAAGGAAATGGATTGATGCACAAGGGAAAACTAAATATATAAATTCCATAAGAGGATATAAAATAGAAGCAAGACAGCAAAGGTCATCACAGCCTGCTTCGCAACAGCAAGTGGTATATCAACAACCACAACAGAATTATGTTCCACCTATGCCGCCTAATACTCCAATTCAAGACGAACTACCTTTTTAATATTGCATTATGTTATTTGACCCCAAAAATCCTTTTGATAGAAAACGAGCCGAGGCCTATTACAATAAATTAATGTCCGGCACCGATTCATTCGAAATAACAAAAAAAACTAAGAAAAGATCGTTATCACAGAATGCTCTTTTTCACATGTGGGTGCAAGTAATAGCCGACCATGCCGGCTACACCTCTTTTGATAACTGCAAGAGAGATATAAAAAGAGCTCTTCTTGGGACAAAAGAGGAAGCGAACCGATTTACGGGAGAAATTCAACAAGTCGATTACAAAACATCTGAAATGAGCACTTCCGAATTATCTTCATTCATGGACAAGATGAAAATCTGGGCTCAATCAGAGTTAGGATGCTATCTACCCTACTTTGGTGATCCTGGCTATGAAGAGATGGCATCAGAGTATAATGGAAAAAGAATTTAAAGCACTGTACATAGCACAAACACCTACCCGATTGGGATGCAACAAAAAAAAGAAAATGGCTTATGAAACAACATCAACTCCCCGACTACCTGATAAAATCATTTCTTCGACATGTATCAAAAATTGTAGATCATGTAGAAGATAAAGGCTGTAGTCGGGTAGCTGATGCAGTTCGACTAACCAAGAAGGATTTAAAGAAAATTGAATCACTTATTTCCAAATAAGAAAAATATGGAACTATGAGAGTAATACATGTTCATTTGATCTTTAAAAAACAAGATCATTTCTTTGGTAGTATTTCTGCCATATTTGATTATTTGAGTGAAGATGATATTGGGATGGCAAAATCCACCCTTATTCATTCTTTAAGCTCCTACACAATATGTACGGGGAGAGCAATAATAAAGAGACGGGAGATACTAAGGTGTAAACATAAGTAGAACTTCATGCGGTTAATAATTTAGGTTTTCACCCCCTGCCGTTCGTGAGAATATGCAGGGTGTTTAGGGGCGAAAGGTAGTAGATGTATATTAGATTGGTTCGATTCCGATCCGCCCCACATTGATATTGGAATTATGGATTTTGGATATGATATTCCGGATTTTGAACCGGATGATTACGACAATTACAATTATGATTAAGAAAGACAGAGTAATAGGAATAGATCCCGATTGTGACAAATCAGGAGTTACAGAGCTTCATGTTAAATCAAGGTGTTTAAACGTGACTAATCTTTCATTTCCTCTCCTTGTTGACTACTTAAAGTACATGAAAGAGGATTTTGTTGATCGTCAAAAAGAATCTATCATAGTCGTTGTCGAGGCCGGCTGGATGAATGAAAGCAACTGGCACGCTACACGCTCCACTCCGGCTGCTGCAGCTAAAATAGGTCAGAATACTGGTCGAAACCATGAGGTCGCTCGCAAAATAGCTGAAATGGCAAGGCATATAGGACTGGAAGTTGACGAAATTAGACCTCTTAGAAAATGCTGGAAGGGTAAAGACGGGAAGATAACTCAAGAAGAACTATCAAAGATCGTTGGGGGATTGGATAAGAGGTTAAATCAGGATGCCAGGGATTCCTGCATCCTATCATGGGTTTATGCAGGATTACCAATAAAATTATAATATGGCTAAGAAAGAAATTACTCATGCAAGGTGTAGTGATTGCATACACTCTAAAGTGTTCTCAGAACTGGTCATTACCTGCAAAGAGAAGAATGTAAACTTGGTAGGGAACGCAATTAGGATATGCTTATTGTTCAAAAAGAAATAGCAAAAAGAAAATATGAAAAGTTATCAATATGAAGAAATTGTCTTTTGGCTATCATTCATATCCTACCAGATTAGCTACATAGCCGGTTTCGATATTTGGGTACAAAATCTATTGCTTATCAATGCTCTTGTAAATATGTGCTGCGCTATTTATTACGCTTATAAGCATAGAAAAGACGATGACATAAAAGATTAGTTTTCATTATACAATCGAATGTCTAATTTTTAAAATCTACATTAATATGGATATAAAGAAGATGTCAAATATCGATCTCAAATATGGTATAGACCGTTGCAATGCAAGGCTTTACGGTATTATGCCAATGGGACATATGAATAAGGATAGGTGCGTAAAGGCACTTGAAGAATATAGAAAAGAACTGTTGAACAGAGGAATAATATATTGATCATGAAAGAGGGATATATCCCAATTAGCAGAAAGCTATTTGAGCATCCTTTTTGGAGCGAAAAGCGAGAATTCAGTTATGCCGAAGCGTGGATCGACATTTTGAGACTAGTACGGTTTGAGGCGAATTCGACCAAGATGCTGATTGGGGGCAAAGCAGTAGAAATCCATAGAGGGGAATACCCCGCATCATTGAGGCGATTAGCCGACTTGTGGGGATGGTCGAAAAACAAAGTTGACAAGTTCCTGGATCTGCTAATATCCGAAGGCATGATAACAAAAAGGACAGCTGAAGGGACAAAGCAGACAGTTATAACAGTCTGTAATTTTGATAAATACAATATCATTCCCAAAAATCCGGGACAACTCGCGGGACAAAACCGGGACAACGTCGGGACAACGTCGGGACAACGTCGGGACAAATCTAATAAAGATAATAATATTAATAATATTAATAATAATATCCCCCCTACCCCCCAAGAGGGGGACGTTGCATCTGGCAAAACTTGGAGAGATGATTTTGATATTTACCTCTCGGAAGTAACAGAAGCATTTGAAAAAATATCTTCCGACAAAGAGTTTATAAAAAACAGACAAAAATATCATCCAGAGTTGGACATCGTATTGTCCCTAAAAAAAGCATTTGAAGACTATTGGAGCCAAGAAGCCGGTTGGAAAAGGAAAAAGATCAGCAAGACCAAAAACATCGATTGGGTTAGCACATTCAAAAAGGCCTTAGACCAACCGCAAAATAAAGTCTATAAACAAAGAAATGTCAATCCGGAGCCGGAGCAGCTTACGCCGCTACAGGAAAGGTTTAGAAAATTCTTGGAGGACAATGGCCCTTTGTTGTTGAAAATGCCTTCACAGCCCACAGATCAAGAAGTTGAATCTCTTGCGAAGATGAATAAGAGTATGCTGACAGATATAGTGAGAAAAATAAACAACGACAGCTATATCACCCGCTATAAAAACAGTGTATACCAAACAATCATGGAAATTAAAAAGAAAGAGTATGGATAACAGAGTTATGCCGCATGATACAGATGCTGAAAAAGTAGTTTTGGGAACAATTATGTCCGATCGCAATGCACTGAACGAGGTGAGAGAAATATTGTCTCCTAATTGTTTCTATGATAACTTAAACAATCAAGTCTACAAAGCCATTATCGCAATAGACTCCAGAGGAGAAAGTCCAGACTTGATCACTGTCACAAACGAAATGAGAAAAAAGAACGAATCCGTCGATTTGTTTGCTATCAGTCAGATTTCGAGTTATTACACAAACGATATTTACCAACATGCAGCATTATTGCATGATAAGGAGAAAAGGCGCAGATTTATAGAAATCGGCATGACCATGCAGAATAAAGCCTTCAGCGAATCGGAAGATATCGTCGATATCATGTCAGAAGCGGAAGAATCCCTTAAATCCGTGTTCCAATCTTCAAAAAGCAATATGTCTACAATTGACGATGCTGTACGTGAAGTGACAAAACAAATGGAGTTTAATTCATCCGGTGATAAAAAACTGACTGGAACCCCCACCGGATTCTCAAAAATTGACGGGAGAAGCGGAGGATTACAAAAATCCGATTTGATTATCATTGCGGCTGATACATCTTCCGGTAAGACGAGTTTATCAATAGCATTTGCCCTTTCTTCGGCTTGTTATGGGGACGGAGTGGCATTTTACTCTATGGAAATGAAGAAAGAGCAAATCGCCGCTAGGATGATCTCAATCGAATCAGGAATACCCGCAAATGAGATCATGTATTCACGCCTTTCACCGGAGCAATTCGACAGGATAGACAGAGGCATTGGAAAACTTGCCGGAAAACCTGTTTTTTTTGACGATAGGAGCACTTCTAACATTGATACGATACTCGCATCCATTAGAACAATGAAGCTGAAATACGGCATCACAGGGGCTATTGTGGATTACTTGCAAATTCTAACAGTAAACATGAAAGGGAGCAATAAGGAGCAAATGATGGGAGAAGCAGCAAGACGATTGAAAAATTTAGCAAAAGAACTGGACATTTGGATAATTGCTTTATCACAACTAAACAGGGATTCCATTAATCCTATCCCTTCTCTTGCCCGCCTTCGCGATTCCGGGCAGATCGGGGAAGCTGCAGATGTTGTCATTTTGATTTATAGGCCGGAATTATATGGCAAATTTTACCCTGAGCCTTTTCAAAATGCAGAAACGAAAGGAACCGCAATGATCGATATTGCGAAAGGCAGAAATATTGGCCTTGAGAAATTTATTGTTCAATTCAGCCCTAAAACAACTCATTTTTATGAAATGGATCAATCTTATAGACTTGTAGAAGAAAATGACGCTCCTTTTTAAGCGACCAATATCATGAAAATAAACGTATTCAACACCCAATGCCGTATCGGTAGCAAAGTCCGATACAAGGGTAAAATCAGAGAAGTGTATGACATCAATCGAATCACTCACGAACTGTGTTTATCAAGAAGTGCTAAATGGATAAGATGCACAGAAGTAGAATTATTAACTCATAGATATGAAACAATATA